CAAACAGTGGCTGAGAGTCCTTTACGGCAGCACAGGTGGCTTATCGCCACACACATACTGCCAATGCCAAGCCTCAAACTCTGGGCTTTTCGGGTCTGAGCCTTGCAGATAAAAACCATACTTAGGTGCGTTGGCACACATCCAGTCAAAACACTTACCACCCATAGAAACTAGGGCACCATCTTTTTCATAGCCCACGTCAATAGCAAGACCAAAACCATGGTTAGAAGTGCCCGGCACACCACTAGGCGACTTGCCTTTTTTGAGGTACCACAGTTTGTCTTGGTACTTGCGCGTCACTTGTGGGTTACGGCCTTGGTCTTTCAATGCGTAACGATCAACGAACATGGCTAACTGCTTATCGAATGGGCGGTAGTCGCCAACATTGCGGAGCTTGTAACCAGCGGTCAGGCAATCGGTGTAGAGCTTGTTAAATGCCACTGCTGCACCTGTCCACATTTCGCCACCTGTCTTGACTTTTTTGAGCATGGCTGGGGTTAGGTTGCCGTTGCCTACTTTGGCTACTTCGGCTGGTAGCACCATTTTTTTGTATGGGTAAACCTTGGTCATAGTGGTGGGTCTTTGGGTTTGTCTTTAAGGCCGTTGCCAGCGAGCAGACCAATAAGGCCACCGGCAAGGGTCATAAGCATTGGGGACAGAATTGCCCACGCCTCTGAGTCGTTAGGTGCCTGTTCTGTGCTTTGTACTACAAAGAGCAAGCCGTAAAGCAGAGCCACGATGGAGAACAGGAACGCGCTCGAGAGGCATACGCCAACAACCAAGATTAGTCGTGCTTTTATTTCCTCGTTGGTAAGTCTGTTTTCGGGTTTCATTTGCATTTGCTTTCTAGAAAGCCTGTGGCTTGGGTGCTTTGGCAGTTGTGTCGTACACGGTCTGAGCAGGCTGTGAGCATGACTATTAGCAGGCTAATCAGGACTAGGCGTTTCATCAGGTGCCTGTTGTAGTGCTGCTATTTCATCAGGTGTTAGTTCCCGTGTAACTGTTTCGCCTGTCAAAGCGTCGTGGAAAGTACCCAGTAGTGGTTTTGTGTTGCTCATTATTTAGACCTTTCGGTATCCGTAAACCATAATTGTTCCGCCTGTCATTGTCGTTCCAACCACCGACATAACAAAACCTGTGTATGAGGTTGATTGGTTGTGGTAAGCCCAACTTGTGCCAGGGAAAGTTGCGCCAGTTGGGTTGATTAGGGAACTGTAAAAATAGGTTGGTTTCGCAAGAAATGGGTTATGTATTTCTGTTTTTACGCTTGAAACCGTTGTGGTTGAATAACCGCAATAATCGGCGTAGGCAAATGTTCCGTTTCTTCCTTGGCCACCTACTGCGCCAGTAGAAACATTGACATCTATTAGCCCAGAAAAGTATTGCGCTGCCGTTGTTGCACCTGATAGTTGAATGTTTACAAGTGCGCTTGCTGCTGAAGTTCCATTTACCCATTGCACCACGTAATTGTCGTAATTTGTGTTGAAGGCGTTAGAAACTGTGACGGTTGAAACGCCTGTGCCAACGGTTGCGCTTGTGACGTACACAAGACCCGAGTTGATGTTGTTGTTTACATACGCCGAAGTCAAAATCTGACCGGGTACGGTTGCGGTGCTAATTGCCATGTTGTGTCTCCTTTAGAAACTTAGAAGGTTGTTGTCAAGCGTTCCGAAGATTGCATCGTCAAGGGTTAAGTATTGGTTGCCGTCTGTGCTTTCAAAAGTATAAGAAACAATGTGGCTGCCGGGTGTGATGTTATGGGCAATGCCAGACACAATCAGGGTTTGTGTCTCGGTTGCTGGAGTGCCTACGACAAAGTTTTTAACCACAGTGGCAATACTGGTCATATCAAGGTTTAGAACAATGTCCTGATTAGCGGCCGACAATGCTGACATTTCGGTAGATAGTCCTGTAAACCTTAAAACTGGGTTTTGGTATTTTCCTAGCAGATAGTTGCCCAAACCAGCCACCTCAGCCACAGTGCTGTTAAGTAAATTAGTTAGCGCATACTGCTGAGATTGGTAAAGAGCAATGCTGGTTGCACTGCTAGTGGTTTGTACAGCGCCAGCGTCTGATTGGGTAATTATGTAGTTGTAAAGCAACTCATCACCAAACTGGTTGATCAAAGTCTGATACGGCAAGCCTGTGCCGTCAGTGTTAAACGTTGCCCCAGCCACAGGGTTAAGCACACTAGACCTACCCTTAAAAGTTAGTGTGCCGTTAGCGCTCATAAACAAATAGCCCTGCTCGCTCGTGTTTACAAGCTGCAAATAGTTAAGGCAGTTAGTGTCCTGACTGATAGCAAAAGCGCCAAGCGTGGAACTGCCCGTGTCAATAGATCGAGCGCCTTGGTAGTTAATTTCGGGCAGGTCTAGCACAGTGTTGATACGTGCGCCAGTGGCTTGTACTGATGGTGTAACAGCGTTAAGCGCTTGGTTAGCAAGCACTGTGAAGTTGTCAGAGCATGACGCGTAGATCATGTCTTGGTTGCTGATGTCGTAATCAAGGTTCCAATCAGTAACCAGCCCTGTATAGATGGGTATGCCGTTAGCAAGTATCTGCACTGGGCATCTTGGCAACACAAACGGGTAGTAAGGGCTAGCAGTATTACTCGGGTTTAGCACTTGGCTCGCGTTGTCAAAAGCAATAACAGCAGTGCCAGCGTTGAACTGATCTAACTGGCGTGAACGCCCACGCGTAATGTTTACTGACTCAACAAGGCTTGTGAGATCAACAAAAGTGACACCACCTAAAGTGCCACGGCCAGCAGTGTCTAAAACACCATAAAACGCATCGTCAAGCTGAAACGGTGTACCAAAGCCAGTAGTGGATTGAAAGCCCACCAGCACCTGCATTACGGGAACACTCATGCTGGTGCAAATACCGTTCCGCTACGGCGCTGCGCTTTTTGGATGGCAGCAATAATGTCTTGACCAATTTGGTCGGGTGTGCTTACAAGCCCGGCATTTACTGTGATGTTCATACCAAGGCCGCCTGCTTTGTTTAACGGAATTACAGCCTCTGGGCCTGCCTCACCAATTAGCGCCATAGTTGGGCTAGTCACAATGCCACCTGTAGCCATAGCTTCAAAACCACGGGCACTGCCAGTGTTGCCGCCACCATCTTCACCATCTCCACCGAGCCTGCCAAAACTCACAGAGCCAAGGGTGCCGATATCTTTGCCGGGCTTAATCAAGTTGATGCCTCGAATGACCAAGTTAATCATTTTGATGTAGGCGTTAGCCATGAACTCAAAATAGCCAGCAACACCATTAACGACTGTGCGCACCACAGTGCCGAAAGTGTCAAACTTTTTGTAGGCCACAACAAGAGCAACACCAAGTGCCACAATGCCAGCCGTAATTAGCACTACAGGGTTTAACGCCATGGCCGCATTGACTAGCACAACTGATGCCGCTAAGACACCGAAAGCAGCTGCAACAGCAGTGATCAGTGTCGGGTTCTCTTGTGCCCACGTTGCAAACTTCTGCAGCACTGGCAGAGCCTTTTCTAGGATTGGTAACAGTGCAGCGCCCACGCCTTCTTTGGCTTCACCAAGGGCGACACCTAAACGCTTCATAGAGCCAGCCGCAGTGTTAGCAGAGTCAGTCGCGGCACCACCAAAAGTCTTAGACATTGCAGCCATGACTTCATCCATAGACGCGCCGTCTTTAATCATCTGTTTAAGCTCTGGGGACAGTTTTGCTAGTGCGGTCATGTTGCCGCCATATGCCCGTTCTAAACTTTTTGTGACAGTTTCTAAACTGATGCCCTTGGCCGCGGCCACATCCATAGCAAGGTTGGCAGCCTTTTGTGCCTCAGTGATTGAGCCTGTAGCGCGTACAAGACCAGCCAGTGCCGGGCGTAACTCATCATCAGTAACACCAAGCAATTTGCCCTGTGTGCTTATCCAGTCCTCATTGGCTGCTATCTGCTTATCTGTAGCGCCAGTGGTTTTCTGTAGCTGACGCGCAAGAAGTTTCTGTGCCTGCTCATCTTCCATCGCCCCCTTGACAGCATCGCCAAGGCCAGCGACTAAACCACCAAGAGCAACTGCAGCGTATTTGTTTGCTTTACCTAGCGCATACTTGGCTTTGGCCTGAGCGCCCTCTAAATCCTTAAAGCCTTTCTCGGCTTCCTTTAATCCCTTAGGGTTGAATTGCGTAACGATTGGTAGATAGATAGCCATTATGCAGCCTGCCTTGCTTTAAGTGCCCGATTAGCGTCAGCGATAACTTCAT